AGACTTATATAGTAGACTCAAAACCCTGGTACGCTAGGACTCGACTTCCATTTAGACCCGTTCTGGAATAGATCTATCACGCAGTTGGCACAGATAGTTTTGAGATTGTTCCAGTCGACATTCTTTAAATCTCCGTCAACATGTAACACACTCATCTGACGGTCGGATGCCGATTTAAACCCACATCGATCGCACACAGGCTTTTTCCTATAGCCGTGCCGGAACCACAGTGGTGGTTTTGGTTTTATTCCTTTGCCCTTCCTTATACAAGCATCACATTGTCGGCGGTAGTAGGTCTTGTCGCCGTGCCGGCAATTGACAGCCACCGGTCTTTCGTTACATGTAGGGCATAATTTTCGTGTTTGCATGCACTTATTTAAGGTCAAACCTTAATTAAGGGCATCGTAACGGTGGGATTTTGTTATCCTAAAATAAATATTGATAACTTGTCATATAAAGGAAAAACAACATGGCACTGATCTCCCCGGGACTCCAACTGTCTGTCACAGACGAGAGTCAATATGTACCAGGCGCAGTAGGATCCACACCACTGGTGATCCTGGCTACCGCACAAGATAAAACAGCCAACGGTAGCTACGCCGACGGCACATCCAAAACCAATGCCGGAAAATTGCAGGTATTTACCAGCCAGCGCGAATTAGTGTCGGCTTTGGGTTATCCTGTGTTCAAACAAAGTGCATCGGGAACTCCCTTGCATGGCACAGCACTCAATGAGTACGGCTTGATGGCTGCTTACAGCACACTGGCCACAGCCAATCGCGTTTATGCTATCCGCGCCGATATCGATCTCAATGAGCTCGAACCCACATCTAACCGCCCCATCGGTGACGCCGAAGATGGCACATATTGGTTGGACCTCGCTGAATCATATTGGGGCATCTATGAGTGGGACGCCGAAAACAATTCTTACACAGAAAAGCAACCAATCGCCATTGTCAGCGAAGACGACACAGAATACAACTCCAGCACCGGTCGTTACGAGCCATTGGCTTCGATTGGTCAAATTGGCGATTATGCGATCACATTTGACCGCAGACCTTATCGCACATATTACAAAGACAGCATCAATGTATGGCGTCTACTCGGTGACCTGCAATGGCAGAACCGTGCTCATGCCACGGTCACTGGTACTGCAACCTCCCCCGAAGTCACAGTCGATGGCGGTACCAATCTAACCATCAATGATTTAGATATTACCTTCACTGGAGCCGGTGATCTGGCCCAGGTGGTCGCAGACATCAATGATGTATTCAACGTCGATGCCAACACACGAGTCAGCCCTTATGGTGTGCATGCCGAAGCCTTAGACGGCAAACTAGTTCTGTTTGGCAGCGATGATGCCATGAGCGACGGCTCCAACAAAGATGGCATCATCAGCATCACTGGTACAGCCACAGCATTGACCGAACTGGGCCTGATAGCCGGTGAGTACCATGTACCACAGGTACATTTTGGTTCCTATGTTGATGTTCCTGGTTGGGCCACAGACGACCCAAGACCAACAGGCAGCGTTTATCTCAAGACATCTGCAGTTGGTGGCGGCGCGAATATCTCCTTCAAACAGTTCAAGGCCAGCTCGGGTTCCTGGACGACTCTGGCAGCTCCGGTATACACCGGTGAGGCCGCGGCCATTTATGGTCTTGACCCCATCACTGGCGGATTTGCTACCCCTGTTGGTACAGTTTTTGCTCGTTGCGTCAGCAGATTCAATGATCCCACAACTCAGCAAACTCAATTTGATATCTTTATCAAGAAAAACGCTGGCGCTACAGTGGCTACTCGTACACCGACAGCTTTCGCTGGTGGTACTTTCCAAGTATCAGCTACTGAGTCGGGAACACCTGGCGTTGCGGCAGCAACCACTATTACAGTGGCCAATGGGTCCTCGATAGCCGACTTTGCATCTAAATTTGTGATAGCATTTGCTGAAGCCAACATTCCTGAAGTTTATGCTCGTGTCGAATCCAATGGAAACATTTCCGTCGTCCATTCAGCGGGTGGTAACATCTGGTTAAAGAACGTCAGTGGTTCTGCCCTGTCTAGCGCAGGTTTCACTTCGTCTAATACACGAACAGACGGCGTCAATTTGATACTCAGCAACTATGTGTTCCCCACATCTTCTGGTATCAACTTTGAAATATCGTTTGACCCTCCATACACCGCTCCCGCCGACGGCACATTGTGGTATTATGCTGATCCCACACAAGTTGACATCATGATCAACGACGGTGTGAACTGGAGAGGTTACCGCAATGTCAGCACAGACGCCCGCGGGTTCGACCTCAGCAGCACAGATCCACTGGGTCCCATCATCACTCCCAGCAAGCCCAAATACCAGAATGATGGTTCTACTCCTGTAGCTGACGGCGACTTGTGGTTAGACACCAGTGATCTCGAGAATTTCCCCAAACTATATCGCAGCGTAAACGGCAAGTGGGTCTCTATCGACAACACAGATCGTATCAGCCAAAACGGTATCGTGTTTGCTGATGCTCGTTGGGATGGTGAAGCCGGCTGGGCCGAGGGTGATGAGTCCAACGGTAGCCCGGTGCGCGGTGGTGGTACGACTGATCCTATCTCTGGCGACATGCCTTCGGTGGTAGATCTACTCACCAGCGACTATGTGGACCCCGATGCACCAAATCCACGCCTGTATCCTCGTGGCACATTGCTGTTTAACACACGCCGCAGCGGATTCAATGTCAAGAAATATGTCAGTGACTACTTCACCCTTGATAGTTTCCCAGATTCTGAAGACATCGAAGCGAATCAGAATGGCGCATTGCCAACTGTGGCAGGTGCTTGGGTTTCTGTCAGCGGTCTCAAAGACAGCGGCGCACCATACATGGGCGCACAAGCACAGCGCAACATGGTAGTCAAAGCCATGCGTAGTGCTGTCGATGGAAACACACAGGTACGCGAAGATCAGTTTTTCTTTAATCTGATCGCTGCACCTGGCTTCCCTGAAGTGATCACTAACATGGTCGCACTCAACAACGATCGCAAGAACACAGCATTCGTTATTGGCGATACACCAATGACACTGCCTACAGATTCGATCGCTGTTGCCAATTGGGCCAACAATGTCAACGGTGACGGCTTATCAACAGCAGACCCATATCTGGGTATCTTCTATCCCGCTGGTCTCACCAACGACATCGACGGCAATACCATCGTGGTACCTGCATCACACATGATGCTGCGTACATTCATCCGCAACGATAATGTTTCTTACCCATGGTTCGCACCAGCTGGTACACGCCGCGGCCTGATTGACAATGCCAGTGACATCGGTTACATTGATGCTGTGTCTGGTGGTTTTGTACGCAACGGTATCAACCAAGGTATGCGTGATGCATTGTACGAGAATCGTGTTAACCCAATGACTATCCTTCCCGGTGTTGGATTGGTTGCCTGGGGTCAGAAGACACGCAATCCGGTGGCAAGTTCAATGGATCGTATCAATGTGGCTCGTTTGGTCAACTACATCCGTACCATCCTGGCTAGCGTGGGCAACGGCTTCTTGTTTGAACCCAACGATAAGATCACTCGCGATCAGATCAAGAGCATCATCGAAGGCGCCATGAACGACCTGGTAGCCAAGCGTGGTATCTATGACTATCTGGTAGTTTGCGACGGTACAAATAACACCCCCGATCGCATCGCTAGAAACGAGCTGTATGTTGATATCGCTATCGAGCCAATGAAGGCTGTGGAATTCATCTACATCCCAATCCGCTTGAAGAACCCCGGTGATATCGCTAAATTAGGTTAATAATATAGGTACATTACGGAGAGTCGGCCCTCTCCGTGATGCACCCAGTCTACAGGTAAATATCTGTAACAGGAGATTAAAATGGCTGCCGCATCATTAAATAAATTTACAGTACCATTGGCAACAGACACCAGTTCACCTACCCAGGGTCTGTTGATGCCCAAACTCAAGTTCCGATTCCGTGCATCCTTTGACGGTTTTGGTGTTAGCCAGCCAAAAGTTGAGCTGACCAAACAAGTAATTGATATCAAGCGACCCAGTGTAAACTTTAACCCTCAGGTCATTGATGTCTACAACTCCAAAGTTTACATCCAAGGCAAGCCCGAGTGGGCAGAAACCACAGTCAACCTGCGTGACGATGTCAAAGGCGACGTATCCAAGTTGGTCGGCGAACAGATCCAGAAGCAATTTGACTTCATGGAGCAGAGCTCAGCTGCATCCGGCATTGATTACAAGTTCCTGCTACGCTTTGAAATGCTCGACGGCGGCAACGGCGCCAACGGTGCCAATGTTCTTGAAACATGGGAATTATATGGATGCCAGATCAGTCAAGTTGACTATGGCGACATGAATTACGGCAGCAATGATCCTGCCACTATCGCCCTGACTATTAGATTTGACAACGCCATCCAGTTTGGCCCAGGTGGCGGCACGACCGCATCTGGTATCGGTCAGGCTGTTGCTCGTGGTCTTGGGTCAAATGTCACAGGAACCAGTGGCGGTTAATTTATTTTAATCCCAAAAAACAAAGCCCGGCTCGACCGGGCTTTTTTTGACTATAAATAGTTGTATCATGTCCAACATAAATCAATTCCTTAAAGGACTCACCACCGGCGATAGCATCAAAGATTATGCTCATGCGTCAAAACTTTTTGTTGGCGACAATTACCGACTGAGCCCCAAGTATGGATTCTTGTTCCATGTGGCCATAGACATCAACCCTGAGATCGGACATGTTCCACGGGACCAGCTGCTGGAACTAGGTATGATAGTAAAGGCAGCATCGCTGCCGAAGTTTACTGTAGATACTAAAACGCTGAATGCCTACAATCGTGTAAACATCGTACAAAACAAGATCAAATACGATCCTGTGACGATCACTTTCCACGATGACTCAGCTGATGTGGTCCGTAACTTTTGGTACGACTACTACAGTTACTATTACAGAGACAGTGATTATCAAAACAGTGTTTATACATCGGCACACAAATACAGTTCACGACAGTCTCAAGAATGGGGTTATTCTCCTCGCAACTATCCCAACAGCAACCCCGGAACACAGCAGTTTATCAGAGCGATAAGAATCTATAGTCTCCATCAGAAGAGATTCAGCGAATACACTTTGATCAATCCCACGATCACGAATTTCCGTCACGGCGAGCATGCCAATGGGGAAAACAATCTCATGACTCATGAAATGACCGTGGCCTATGAAACAGTCAAATACGCTCATGGATATGCCAGCAAGAATACCATCAATGGATTCGCAGATCTGCACTATGATCACACTCCCAGTCCTCTCACACCGGCCGGCGGCGGCACAGCTAGTATATTGGGTCCGGGCGGTTTGCTGAGTACCATTGACGATGTCACTACAGATTTGGCCAGCGGAAATATACTAGGCGCGGCGTTAAAGACAGCCAGAGGTGCTAAAAACTTCCGCGGCTCAAATCTCAAAGCCATCGCCGGTGCTGAACTCACCAGCATAGGCATGGATATACTGAGAGGAAATAATCCTTTATCAAAAGTCAATGTTCCTTCGATATCAAATATCAGTAACAAAGTGTCGTCGGGACTGGCTTCAATCGGAGTAGGCGGCCGCGCGATCTACAGCAACAAAGAATCGGTGAATGCACAAGCCTCGTCTAACATCAGCACTCAGGCCAATGGAATCACTGGTATCAATGACGATGGGTTTAATTTTAACGATGACTAAGACCACACTAACAAATTTCGAACGCACGGATACCAATTCCACTGATAGTTTTTTCAATAATTACTTCACCGTCGAACAAACAATTTCCAGTGCTACCAACGATGCACTGATCACTTATTTTGAACGAGTCACTGATAACAAAGAAAGCGCACTGGCCCTGGCTAACGCAGTTATCAGTACCAGCCTTTCGCAACAAATTGATCCCATGGAGACTTTAAAGAGTTTTTCGGCCATGGCCAAAGAAGAACTAAACGCTTATTTGTGTATGTTCTTGAATCTCGATCGAGCTAACACCAGTTTATTGGGCATCAATAATCAGCCTGTCAAAAACAAATATATCGAACGTTGTGTGTTACCATGAGCAAGTATGCACAGGGTAAATTCCAGATAAAGAACCCCGACAAGTACATAGGTAAGAAATCCCCCACTTATCGTAGTGCTTGGGAATTCGTGTTCATGCAGTTTTGTGACAACAACCCCAACATCCTGAAGTGGGCCAGCGAAGCCGTACACATCAACTATCGTAACCCGCTCACAGGTAAAAACACCATCTATGTGCCTGACTTCCTGATCATTTATCAAGACAAGAACGGTAATCAGATCGGCGAAGTCATCGAAGTCAAGCCCAA